ATGGCTGATGACACGATAAAAGTTGAGTTCGATTACTCGGATATTCAAGGGAAAACGCCCGACCAGAAGATGGACCTCTTGCTTAAAATAGCATGGGCGAACCATAACCTTCTCGAAAAACATGGGAAGGTTCTTTTCGGCAACGGTGAAGCGGGTCTATGCGACATAGCACGTGAAAACAAGGCTGGATTGAAGCTCATTTACTGGCTGTTCTTCTCAGTTGTTGCCGGTTTTGCCGGGATTCTCTATTCGCATTTGATGGGAAAGTGAAATGACCGCCCTTGACCTGAAAAAGATACTTTATGCGACTTTCGGCTCGCTCACGGATGACCGCTTGCTGGCCCTGACTATCTATGGAGAGGCGCGGGGAGAATCGAGAGAAGGCAAGATTGCTGTGGGATCTGTAATCCTTGAAAGAGTGGATCACCGGGATTGGGACGGCAGGACCATCAAGGAAGTCTGCCTCATGCCCTGGCAGTTTTCCTGTTTTTTGCCCCAGGACCCGAATTTCAAGCCGCTGGCCTTCATCGCAGATGACTTTGACCTTGCCTTGCAGAAATCGGACTCCCTGAGAGCCTGCTATGACATAGCGCGTGGCTTGCTTGGCGGGGCCATACCGAGAGATGCAATCATAGCGGAGCATCATGCTACCCAGTATAAAACGATTGATTGTAAGGCATCTTGGGCGGCCAAGATGCGAAAAGTGGCAACCGTGAATCACCATGAGTTTTTTGCATGAAAACGGGCACAGTCCGGCGCAAGGAAGCCGAAAAGAAGGCCAAACGGCAGAGGCGTAAAAAGAAGGGCAAGGAAAAGTGATGTGGGCATGGCTCTTGAATCCGAAAAACCTGTTGCTTGTGGTCGTATCTGCCCTCTGTGTTGGCCTGCTTACAGTCTCGCTCTGGTATCGTGGATCATACGCCCATTCTGTATCAGAAGCGAAAATCGCAAAGGCCCAGGCCCAGGAACTGACAGCGCAGGTGCAGGAATACAAAAGGGACATGGCCTTAATGCAGTTGCACCAGGCCCGTATGCAGGAAATCGAAGCGTCCAGTGGTTCATTGCAAACGGCTGTCGATGGATTGCCCAAGAGGGACTTGACCAATGATGAAAAGAGGGTTGCTGCTGATATTACTGGTTTTATCATTAATGGCGTGTTGCCCAAAACCGGGAGTAGTCAAGTATTGCCAGCCCCCGGTAAAGCCGACACTGCTAAACCCGGCAACGATCCCGGACCTGTTAAGTAATTACAAACGGGCCGGGGTTTATATCAGACAGCTTGAATCAACCGTGTCTTGTTATGAGGGGGTGGCGAAATGAACGCATTCAAAAAGAATCCTTACACAACCGTCTGCGGCATTGCGGTGGCGGTTTGTCAGGCAATGGCCTTAATCCCCAAGTTTTCAGATTATCAATACGTCTTTCAGGGCGGAACGATTATCTTCACTGCCTTGCTGGGAATTTTTGCCTCCGATAGTGGGGAGAAAGAGCAATGATAGCGGAATCACTGAGGTTAATCACCGATGCGACGGCAGAGCCAGTGTCCCTGGCGGACATCAAGCTTCATATGCGAATTTCCACGGTTGACACGACAGAGGACGCTCTTTTGACGGCGATGATTAAAAGTGCCCGGTTTTATGCCGAAAACTACACAAAGCGATGCCTCCTGCCCCAGACATGGAAATTGACGCTTGAGGGCTTTCCTAGTAATGAAATCCCGCTCATGAGGTCGCCCCTGTCAACTGCATCATCTGATGTCGTCATTACCTACATGGACCCCACAAGCGGCAATTCAACGACGCTATCAACGTCCTATTACAACGTGGACTATATGTCGGAACCCGGCAGGGTATATCTGAAGGACGGGGTTGAATGGCCTGACCATTATATCGACAGGCAGGCCGTGACAATTCAGTTTGTAGCCGGCTTTCCTATCAATACAGCGGTCACGCCTTCAACAGATACCTGCCCGGAAGATATAGAGTCGTGGATCAAGCTCAGGGTGGCGTCCATGTATGAACACCGTGAATCCTTGATAGCCTCACAGGGCATTTCATTCGACAAGATGCCCCGGCAGTTTGTAGATGGGTTGCTTGACCGCCATGTCTTGATTGAGGTCAACCCATGAGAGCCGGGATAATGAGGCATAGGGTCACTATCCAGGCCCCCGTGGAAACACAGAACGAATATGGCGAGCCGGAAGTCCGATGGCAAGTGCTTCATTCCGGCGTGTGGGCCTTCATCGGCCCATTGAAAGGCAGGGAGTTTTTCGCATCAAAACAGATGGTCTCAGAAATATCGGCGCGAATCTGCACCAGATATTTGTCCGGGGTCACGGCAAAGATGAAGATTGTCCACGGTCCCACTTGTCCCTGCATGGTATCGGAAGCGCAGGATTATCTCATTGAGGAAATTATCAATGACGAAGAACGCTATCGGTCTTTATCCTTCATGTGCTCGAGGTTCATTCAATGATCACGATGAAGATTGAGGGGTTAGAGGAAGTCAATCGGATGCTGGGCGCACTTCCCGACAAGATTGCCACAAAGGTCATGAGGAAGGCCGTTTATGCTGGCGCGGCATTACTGAGACAGGGGCAGCGACAGGTGGCCCCCATAAGAACGACAGGCGGCCCGATGAAGACGAAAAGCGGAACGAGGTCGCCGGGCTTCCTGAAAAAGAACATCAAGATGCGTTTCAAGAGGCGACAGGACAGGACAGTCAAGATTTATCAGGTCGGCCCGATAGGGGAGGCATTTTATGGGCGGTTTGTCGAATTGGGCCATGCAGCCGGGAAGCGCAAGAAATACGGACGCGGCGTGACTCCGTCAACCGGGCTGAGGATGGTGCCAGCCCATCCTTTCCTCATGCCGACATTTGACAACTTGACACAGCAGATCATTGAAAAGACAAAAGATAAACTTGTTGAGGGAGCGCTCAAAGAGGGTGCGGATTTGGGGTTCAAAATATCAAACAGGACCGCCTGAAATGCTGGCCTCCCCGCGTGCGTCCCTTTCCGCACGTTAACCCTCCCGGCAGGACAGGCGGACCTTAAAGAAAGACGGCGATGGTAGAGACTGAAATATATACACTCTTGACGCAGAATGCAACGGTTGCCAGAAAAATCAACACCCGCATTTACCCCGTTGTCTTGCCCCAAGATGTCCAGCTTCCGGCGGTATCCTATCAGCGGATTTCGGCGGAGAAGGTCAACCATCTGGGCGGGTATTCCGGCCTCTCGAATCCGCACATAGTCATAAATTCATGGGGGCCAAGATATGATGACGTGAAGGCGTTGGCCTCAGACATTCATTCAGCCATGAACGGGGCCGGAACATTCAAGTCTGTTTTGACAAATGAGCTTGACGGGTTTGACCCTGAAATAAACCTCTACGTTGTATCCCAGGATTACAGTTGCTGGGACGAGGAGTGACGCAATGGCAAAGTTGACAGTCCAGACATTGACGACGGCAGGACTTAATGCCGCTTACGCGGCAGCAGCATCCGGCGGTGATGAATTCGTTAATAATGGGCACACCTTCATCCATATTAAAAACAGCGTGGCGGCGACCAATGCCGTCATCGTGGCATCGAAAGTTTCACCAGTCCCGAAAGGGCTGGTTCTTATAAATTGTTCGGTTGATGTGACGGCATCCGGGGACAAGCTCGCAGGCTTTTTCGATCCGGGGGCCTACAACGATTCAAGCGGTTGTGTGCAGTTGACCTATTCGACGCATACGGGATTAACAATAGCAGCTATTTCCGTAACATAAGGAGGAAAATAAAATGGCAAAGGAATCACAAGGAATCATCGCATATTGGGCGACAGTTACCGTGGAGGCGACACTCGCGGCAAATGCCATCGGAGAATTGACGGGCTTTTCCGGTCCGTCCCTCTCGGCGGCAGTTATCGACATTACACATCTCCAGAGCACCGCAAAAGAAAAAATGGTCGGCCTCTATGACGGCGGGCAGGTCACATTAAATGTGAACTGGAATTGTTCGGCAGCGGACGGGACGAAGTTAATGAGGGAAAGTCTGGTCGCCAGGACAAAGGGGCGGCTGGCAATCTTCCTGAATGGCTCAGCGGGAACGCAGAAAATCAGCCTTAAAGGGTATGTCAGCGGCATGAACGTGACCGTCTCGGTGGAGAACAAAGTAGGTGGAGACTTCACCATCGCAATCACTGGCCGCGCCGCGTTCACTTCCTAACCGAAAGGAGGGAAGGAAGCATGGCAGAAGAATCACAAGGCTGCCTCCACAGGCGCTATGCGGTGGGGGCAGCAGCGACAGGA